TGGATATGATAAACTAATTTTTGGTGTTGGTAAATCAGGAATTGATTTTGGAAAACAATTAGCTGAACAATATGGTTTACCAACTGAACCTAAATCAGTACAAATAGGCTGTAGATTCGAAGCACCGCAACACCACTTCCAAAAACTAATTGATGTTTCATATGACTTTAAGTTATATAGAAAATTTGAAGATAAAGGTGTATCCTTACGTTCATTTTGTACTAATAATAATGCCGCCTATGTAGCAACTGAGGTAACATATGGAGATCATACCTACAATGGCCATGCTAAAAAAGATGAGACATATCGTAATGATATGACTAATTTTGGCATTCTGATGGAAATTAATGGTATTGAAGATCCATTTGATTGGTCAAGAGAGGCAGTTAAAAAATTGCAAAAAGATGGTATGGGTACTTATTTTTCACCTAACCACACACGTTTACCATCTAAAACATCTGAAGGTAACTATATACAATGTAATGTAGTAGATAGTATTCAACCATTATATGATGCTATTGGTGATTATGCTCTTTATATTGAAGAGTTTATTGAGGATATGAAAAAAGTATTTCCAACATTAGAAAATGATTGGGGTATTTATATGCCTGAAGTGAAATATCTTTCACCTGAACCATTAGTAGATTATAAAGATCTTAGTTTAACCAAATATTCTAACGTACATTTCGTAGGTGATGCTTTATCTGCTAGAGGTATTACTGTAAGTGGTGCTCAAGGAATTTATACTGTAGAAGGTATATTAAATGAAAAATTAGAATATGACAATTATTATAAACAAACTCAATCATGAAAATAGGTTTTACAGGAACAATGAGTGTTGGGAAAACAACACTTGTAAACGTATTAAAAGAACAACCTGAATTTAAAGATTATACGTTTGCAACTGAACGTTCTAAGTATTTAAGAGATTTAGGAATACCACTCAATACTGATTCTTCTTTAAAGGGTCAAGTAATATTCTTAGCAGAGCGTTGTAGTGAACTTCTCCAACCAAAAATTATTACAGATAGAACTGTGATTGATGTTATGGCTTTTACCCGCTTAGCCCAATCAATCCCATTCACCCATTCAGATAAATTCTATGATTTAGCTATTAAATTCATAAAAGAGTATGATTATATATTTTATATTTCTCCTGAGGGTGTTGAGATGGAGGATAATGGAGTTAGAGAAACAGATTTAGATTTTAGAAATAGAGTTGATAGGGAGATTAGAGATATTATAGAAGATAATAAACATTTAATTAAAAATTATGTTGAACTTTCTGGAGGTATAGCTGAGAGAGTAGATAAAGTAATTTCTTCTATTTCTCATCCATATTTATAAATAAAGCATTAAAATGAAAAAATCTCGTTTACTTGAAATTATACGTGAAGAAATCCACCACATCCTCTCAGAAGAGGATTTAAATGAAATGGCAAAAATTAAAGGTGATTTAAAATCATCTATTGAAAAAGTCATTAATGACAACCCCGATCTAGAAGGACTTGCCCTAAAAAAAGCAATTAAAGCAGATACTTCAGTAGAATCTGCACTCGAAGGGGATACTTTGTACGATAACCAATTAAATAAATTCATTGCTTTAACTAAAGGTGCAAGAACAGTAGGTAAAAGAGGAAGAAAGGCAGATCCTAATAAACCAACTAAAAAAGCATCAACAGGTAAACAAGGACGTCCCGCTGGAAAAGTATCTGGTATGGATTCTGAAGATAAAGAAGCATTTAAATCTGGAGAAACAGACTCAATAGCTAAATCAGCAGCATCTACCCCAGAAGAAAAGAAAGAAAAATTTAACCTAGGACTTAAGTTTATTAAAAAATATAAAGATGATAAACCTAAAGTAGATGCTTATCTTAAAAAAGCTAAGGAAGAATATAAACTTACAAAATCAATGCTTGATGATCTTAAAAGATCAGCTGGGAGAGATGTAGGATAAGAATTCTATGGAAAAGGTTATAACATTAGATAAGACCAAATTAATCCTTTTAGGAGTTATAGGTATATTATTAGTAGGGTTAGCGTTTTCTCTCTATAGTAGAGGAAACGCTCTCTATACTGTAGATAGATATCAAAAACAAATTGATAGTTTAGATGTAGAGTTAACTTATCTTAAACAAGATCAATTAAAATTTGATCTAGAAATTCAAAAATATAAAGACAGTCTTATTGTATATGACCATAAAATAGATTCAATAAATTTAAATATAGAAAAAATACGAAACTATTATGGCAAGAAAATCCAAGATATTAGTAACTCTTCTCCTACTGAGCTATACAACTTTCTCACAAATAGATACCAGTAAGATCTGTTTACCATACAATGTTGTTCAAAATATTTCTATTGAATTAATCCAAAAAGATTCATTAGAAAATGAACTTTATGAAACACAAAATCTTATTACTGTTTATAAAACAAAAATATCTTTTCAAGATAGTACAATAACTCTACTAGAACAAAAAGAAGAAAATTATCTAAAACAGATTAGTAATCTAACTAAACAAGATAGTTTACATACAAAAGAAGTAACCCGTTTAAGGGAAGAAAATACTGATCTCAATAGAAAAAATAAAAACTTAAAAACTACTACTAAAATATTGGGTGGTGGGTTTTTAGGAGCAATAGCAGCTCTAATTATTCTTTTATAATGAGTCAAGAAATAAAGAAAATATTAAGAGAAGAGTATATAAAGTGTGCAACAGATCCTGTATACTTTATGAAAAAGTACTGCTATATCCAACATCCCCAACGTGGTAGAATACAATTTCAACTCTTTCATTTCCAAGAAAAAGTTTTAAAATTATTCCAAGAAAACCCATATAGTATAGTCCTTAAATCCAGGCAGTTAGGCCTTTCAACCTTATCTGCAGGATATGCTTTATGGTTGATGCTTTTCTTTGAGAATAAAAACATACTAGCTTTAGCAACAACACAAGCAACAGCTCGTAACCTAGTTTCTAAGGTACAATTCATGTATGAAAATTTACCTTCATGGTTAAAAATATCCCATGAAGAAAACAATAAACTATCTTTAAAACTAAAAAACGGATCTAAAATCCAAGCCAAATCATCCAGTCCAGATGCCGCACGATCAGAAGCAGTATCTTTGCTAATAGTTGATGAGGCTGCTTTTATTGAAAATATTGCTGAAACATGGGCATCAGCACAACAAACCCTAGCAACAGGAGGGGGTGCTATAGTATTATCTACCCCTTATGGTACTGGTAACTGGTTTCATCAAATGTGGGAAGACGCAGAAAATTCTGTAGATAGTGAATTTTTACCTATTCGTTTACCTTGGCAAGTTCATCCTGAAAGAGACCAATCATGGAGAAATAAACAAGATACTTTACTAGGAGATCCTAGATTAGCAGCCCAAGAGTGTGACTGTGACTTTAACACCTCAGGTGATACTGTTTTCTATAGTGAATTTATGGAATTCTATGAGAAAACTTATGTTAAAGAACCCTTGGAAAAGCGAGGAGCAGATCGTAACTTATGGATATGGGAACCAGCTGATTATTCTCGCCAATATATGGTATTAGCAGATGTAGCTCGAGGTGATTCTAAAGACTACTCTGGATTCCATATAATGGATATTGAAAATAATACACAAGTTGGTGAATATAAAGGACAAATTGGTACAAAAGAATTTGGACATTTACTAGTAGGAATAGCAACCGAATATAATAATGCTTTACTAGTTGTTGAAAATGCTAATATTGGATGGTCTACAATTCAAACTATATTAGAAAGAGGTTACCAAAATTTTTATCATTCACCAAAAAGTGGAGAAATAAAAGCAGATTCTTATTTTAATGAATATGCAGACAAATCAAAAATGACCCCAGGATTTACAATGAACTCAAGAACGAGACCTATTTGTATAAATAAATTCCAAGAAGCAGTAGCTGATAAAGGGGTTATTTTTCAATCAAAACGTTTATTATCTGAAATGAAAACGTTTGTTTGGAAAAATGGTAGAGCTGAAGCCCAATCAGGGTATAACGATGATTTAGTTATGTCTTTTTCGATGGGACAATATGTTAGATCAACTGCTTTACAATTTAATAAATATGGAGAAGATATGTATAAAAGCATGTTAAATAGTACAACATCTACTAATACTCCATATCATGGTGGTTATTCTTCTAATAC